GATCAGGATTAAGCGCTGGTGGATCAATGACGGTTAAACCTTATTATCGAATAGGAAGTTCTACTCAAACTTATGGCTATGGGTGGGGAACAAGCTCCTGGGGTAATGGAGGATGGGGGGATGCTTCAACATCAACACAAGTAATTTTACAACCCGGACAATGGCAATTAGATAATTTTGGAGCATTACTTTTAGCAACCATTAGAGGAGGAGCAACTTTTCAATGGGATCCAGAAAATGTTGACGTTCCTACTGCTGTTGCTACACGAGCCACGGTGGTAACTAACGCACCTACTGCATCAGAAACTATGATTGTATCAGAAAAAGATAGACATGTTATTTTATTTGGAACTGAAACAACCATAGGAACTGCAACTACTCAAGACAAAATGTTTATAAGATTTTCTGACCAAGAAGATAGAAATGATTGGGTTCCTACATCTACCAACACGGCTGGAACGATGAGATTATCTTCAGGTTCAGAAATAAGAGCAGCTATTCAAGGACGAGACTTTGTATTTGTTTTAACTGATAAAGCTGCTTATGTAATGCAGTTCGTAGGACCTCCTTTTACTTTCTCTGTCCGACAAGTAGGTACCAACTGTGGAGTCATAGGGCATAATGCAGTTGCGTTTGCTGATGGTAAAGTATTTTGGATGGGGGATGCCGGTGGTTTCTTTATGTTTGATGGTACTGTTAAAAATTTAACTTGTAATGTGGAGGATTATGTCTTTCAAGACCTTAACTATACCTCGGGTCAAGTTGTTGCAGCAGGTGTAAATAACTTGTTTAGTGAAATTACTTGGTTTTACCCTACTGAAAGTAGCTCAGTAATAGATAGATATGTTTCATTTAATTTTACTGAAAGTGGCTCAGTTCCAGGAGGAGTATGGACTACAGGAAGTTTAGCAAGAACCGGATGGGTAGACTCTGATGTGCAACCTAAACCGTATGCTATAGAATATTTATCTTCTACTCATACTTCTGATACCCCATTAGTTTATGGAAACACAGAAGGAATAACAAAAATGTATAAACATGAAACAGGAAATAATGCAGTTACTGCTACAGGTACTTCTACTGCTATTGCAGCCTATATACAATCAGGCGATTTTGATTTAGATGTAGATGGAGATGGAGAATATATAATGAAAATTAGAAGATTTATTCCTGATTTTAAAACGTTAACTGGCACCGCTAAAATTTCAATGAATCTTAAAGATTATCCAGCGGACAGCGAAACAGCTTCGGGATTAAGTCCCGTCTCTATTACTTCTGCTACTACTAAAGTAGACTTAAGAGCTAGAGCAAGATTAATTAATTTAAAAGTAGAGAACGACGGTAAGGATGAGACTTGGAGATTTGGAACTTTTAGAGCCGATATACAACCAGACGGGAGAAGATAATGGCTAAAGTAACTGTACAGTTTCAAGAACCTACAGAGGATTATGATCCATCTAATCAAAGACAAATTAAATTTAAAATGGAAGAACTTAAAACACAGCTTAATACATCATATCAAAGAACAATTGAAAATGATTCCCAAGCGTTTCAATGGTTTAATATAACTTATGGCTAAGAAAAAAGGTTTGTACGGAGTTAGTACTTATGTTAAAAAAAGTAGAAAAAAAATTAAGAAGCACAAGAAACGCCTCAACAAACGCGCTACGTATAAGAAATATCGAGGACAAGGTAGATAATGGCAATACAATATAAAAACGCACGATTTAGTTTAACAGACACAGCTCAAACTACAGTTCTAACTTTAAGTGTAAGCTCAAGAGCCATCTTACAAAATATTCAAACTCAAAATGTAAGTTCTGGCACTACAACTGTTACGGCTCATATGTATGATTCAAGTGTGGGTAATACATCTGCAATTAGTACTATAAAATTAAGTACCATGACTACTCAAAATTTAGCTAAAGGGCCCTTAGTATTGGAAGAAAGCGATGCCTTGAAATTACAGGCAGGCACTGGTAGTGTAATAAAAGGAATGATCTCTTACGCATTATTAACAGGAGATCAAGGAACGGCATAATGGCAGACCCAATAAAAGTACCTGCAAAGGTCAAAGAAATAGTAAAGCATAAAAGAACCGGTAAGGTTTACGCTGATAAAGCAGAATTTGATGCTGATGTAGCTAATCCTGGTACAGATACTACTTCTGATGATTTTAGGCAGGACATTGAAATAACAGTTGCATCTTTGGAAGTATTTGGTAAAACCAATTAATGCAGCCCTACGGTGGAACCGAAATTCAATTAGATTATCTAAAAAAATATTGTTCCAATCATTGGGATTCCGTACAAATTACCACTTCGGTTCCAGAAAAAGAACCTCTTCATCCTGTTCGATCTAATATTCTATGGCTTAAAAATTCTTTTGATCAACCTAACATTGCTCCTTGGTTTTCTAATCCTAAAAACCACACAAAATATGATTGGTATGTATTTAATTCCCATTGGAATTATGAAAAATTTAGATATATGTTCAAATTAGAGTCTCCTAATTGTCTAGTTATTAAAAATGGTATTGATTATGATGAGCTTGTCATCAAGAAAAAGCAGGAAAAGAAGGATAAAATTAAATTAGTTTATTTCTCTACTCCATGGCGAGGACTAGAAGTTCTTCTTAATTCGATGGAACAATTAAAAGAGGATAAAAATATTACTTTAGATGTTTATTCCAGTACTCAAATTTATGGAGATGCTTTTAAAGAAGCTAATGATAAACTTTATCAGCCTTTATACGACAAATGTAAAGCCCTTCCTAATGTTAATTACATGGGTTATTGTAAGCATAAAGATTTATTAGCCAAACTTCATGAGTATGATGCAAATGTTTATCCTTCTATATGGGAAGAAACGTTTTGTATTTCTGCTATGGAATCACTAGCAGCGGGTCTAGTCTTATTGACCACGGACCTCGGCGCTATTCCTGAAACATGTGGAGAATTTCCTATCTATGTTCCTTATACTTCCGACTATAAAGCTTTAAGCGAAAGATTTACGGCAGGTATTCGAGGGGTTCATTCCATGTTTAAGAATGATATTAATGATATATTAGATTTTCAAAAAGCATATTATAAAAAATTCTATGATTGGAATGTTATAGGAATGTTTTGGAAACGATTTTTACTGGGAGCTTACCGTGAAAAAAGAACAACCATTAAAAAAAGAAACGAAATCTAGAATTAGCTTAATGGTAGCTACCCCGTGTTATGACACGGTGCAACTACACTACTGTAAAGCCATCTTGGATTTACAAAAAGAATGTCTATTGAATGGTTATCATATTACTTTTCAAATACTTAAAAGTAGTTTAGTTACTCAAGGACGTAATCTAGCTGTCTCTGCTTTTCTCAATTCTTCTTGCACTCATTTTTTATTTATTGATTCGGACATCTCCTTTAGTACTAGATCTATTTTTAGATTATTACATTCGGATCATGAGATAAGCTGTATTGCTTATCCGATGAAAACTATAAATCAAAACAAATTTAGAGAGGATCTAAAGCGTCGTCCGGACGATGATGTAGAAACAATGGGATTAACCTTTCCCATTCATGTTAAAGATCCTGATAATATTAAAATTAAAGATGGTTGGATAGAATTACATAGAGCACCAGCGGGATGTATGATGATACAACGTTCTGTATTTACGAAGTTAGTCAAGGAATACCCTAAACTTACCATTAAACAAGACCATGTTATAGATGGTAAGATGGTACGAAGACCTAATTTTTATAACTTTTTTGATACTTATTATAATCAAGAAGAAGAAACTTATTTAGGAGAAGACTTCTATTTCTGTAAATTATGGACTGATGTAGGTGGTAAAATACATGCCTTAGTCGATGAATATATTACCCATACCGGCGAGAAGTCTTATATAGGTAAATTAAAACATGAGCTAACTGTGGCATGATATTGATATGTGCCTCACTTATGGGTAAAATGGTAAATACAATAGATATTTATTATTATGGATCCATTAACATTAGCATTAGCTACATTCGGCATACAAAAACTTAGAGGAAAATCAACAGGAAGATCATTTAGAGATGCCTTCTTAGTAGGAGGTGGTTCTGCTGCTATTGGAGCAATGGGCGGTGCTGGCATGGGTATAGGGCAAGGCGCACCTTTGAGTGGAATAAAATCTTTGTGGGGAACACCAGGAGTTAACACAGCTACCATGCAAACTAAAGGAGCTACACCTATACCAGGAACGGGTATTAGAGGCTTTATACCAAAACTTGGACCTTGGTGGAATAAACAAAGCACTGGAGCAAAACTTGGATGGGGAATGGCAGGAGCTGTTGGAGCAGGAGAATTATTTAAAGAAGATGATCCTAAACCACCTTTCACAGAAGAAGATTATAAAAAAGCATACGAGAAACAATCCCAAGCACATAAAGGAATAGGAGACTATGCTAGTAACTGGAGCGCAGTACCTTCCTTATATTCAAACCAAAATGTGTATAATTATAATACCGGGGGATTAGCGAGTGTTCAAAAATTTAATCAAGGAGGAGTAAGTTATCTTCCTTCTAAAACTACCCACGATGAAAAAGATACGCACAATTATATAAGAGCTGGAGGCTATTTAGAGGATCCCCAAGGAGATAAAGACGAAGATACTATCCTAGCTCAATTAGCAGATGGTGAATTTGTATCCCGAGCAGATGCTATATTAGGAGCCGGTATTTTAGAAGGAGCTTCTATATCTGATAGAAAAGAAATGAGAAAGAAAGGTGCAACTTTCTTTTACGATCAACAGAAAAAATTTAAAAGGATATTTGATTTATTACATGCAAGCAAAAAAACAGAACATTAAAAAAGAAATTGAAGTATTAGCTATTGCACCCAAGGACGTAGATAATATGTGGGCTTTAGTTGAATTTCAAATTAAAGAAGCTTTAAAATATGGTGGAAGCTGGGCAGAATCTTCTCATATTAAAGCCAATTGTAAAAAAGATACTAATCAATTGTTTATTATTTATGGATCGGATGATGGGTTAGAGAATAAAGTATTTGGTGTCATGGTTACACAGTTTATGAAGCTACCTAACTTTAAAGAATATCAGGTTTTAATTTTAACTGGTAAATATTATAAATTATGGGTAGATAAAATTATTAAAAGCATAGAAGAAATGGGTAAATTGAATGGCTGCAAACGAATCAGCGTTCAAGGTCGTCCGGGATATTTAAAAAGTGTTATTCCGCACGGTTGGAAAGTAAAACATTATCACTTTGTTAAGGAGTTAATATGAGTTTCTTTGGCTGGGGCGGCGGAGGCGGAGGCGGCGGAGGCGGCGGCTCCACAACCGGCACACAAACAAACATTGCAAGAGAAGCACCAGGAGTAGAGTCGCGTAAACTAGCACTCTATGATGAAGCTTTAAACTTAGCAAAAACTCCAATCAGTTTACCTGCCTATCA